AGGCAAAGGTCTATTCCAATATACCATACCACCGTCTTTGATGTTCTTATCTCTTACATAATCTACATTTTTACCTAACCATCTAAACTCAACAAACAATCTAGGCGCTGGATCAAAATTTGGTTTTGTATAAACATATGTTTCAAATTTACCTAGTATGTTTTCAATAGGCGCAAACAGATTGTTTAACTTTGGATTAATCCACTTCTCGTTGTAAGTCACAATACCATGATCTGGATATTTGTGTATATGTTTTTCTATCTCTTTGTAGTATATCTCGTTTGTTCCTAAAAATAAATATTTGTATTGTATATCATTTGTTATAGGTTTGTATTCATCAAAGTTAATTATCTTTTCGTATTGTGTTCCAACCCCATTAGGATATACGTCAAAATCACATAGGTCATAAACTCTTTTAGATGTAAAGTATTCTAACGCCATAGGATATTGTTCCACATGGTTTTCTGAATACACAGATATAAGTTTTTCTCTAAAGAGTAAGTGTAAAGTGAATAGTTGATTTTCAGTATAGTTTCTTCTATCCAAATACGCTAGAGTGACCATACTTCTTCCTAACACCAAAGTAATTTCATTTTTAGAAGGAGTGTAATCATCAAAGATTACTTTTTGATAAGTCTTATACTGATCTGTTATTGATTTTATATAGTCTTCTTTAGTATGTTTTGGATTAGGAATAATGATTAATTGTGCTTTAATACCTAGAGAGTTTAAGGCACAACAATGTTCATAACTATATCTTAAAAGGCCGTCACCGGGTTTACTAGTACATACTATATTTACTCTATTCATACTGTTTATTATGTCATATTTTAAACAAAAAGTCAATGTTATACCACTATTTATAAGTGTCATAAATAAAAGGTAATGATTAAATTTCAATACAATTTAGAAAAAATTAAAAAAGAGTTAGAAACTTTACCAGATTATAATAAACAATTATATCTACAAGGTTATTCTAAAGATATGAATCCTGAAGAAGGAACTGGTAAAGGGTACGATATAGATAGTAACGAACACACATACACTGTTCCTTTATTTGATATACCTTACATTAATAGTATAATGGAAGAACATAAACTTACTAGAACAAGATTAATGAGAATGAAACCTAAAGCATGTTACCTTTGGCATAATGACTTAACACAAAGATTACATATACCAATAGTAACAAATGAACATTGTTTCTTATTATTAGATAACGATAGAATACACATACCAGCCACAGGAGAGGCGTATGTAATAGACACTAGAAAAATGCACACAGCATTAAATTGTTCAATATATAATCGTACTCATATTGTAGGAGGACTACCCTACTAATGGATAATACACTATATGATTGTGTCATAACATCATTACCAGGAATGGACAAAGGTAAACCTGCACCTGGTCCTTCTTTTTTAAAAGGGTATTTAGAACCATTAGGATTTAAAATTAAAGTTATAGATGGTAATCAATTAGATACTTTAGAAAATATACACAAAGAAATTGCAAAATATAAATTTAGATGGTTAGGTATATCTGTATTTTCTTTTATGCAAAAAGAAGATGGTTTAAAATTAGGAGAAAAATATGATAATGCTTTTTACGGAGGATCAGGTGTTGATATAAAATGGCCTTCTAAAAATTTTATAGTAGGAGAAGGAGAATATGCTGTACAAGAATTTTTAAAAGGAAATTTTGATTATCCTGGTATTAACGGAAGACTACCAAAACAGATAGAAAACATAGAAGATTTGCCACCACCAGATTATTCAGACGTAATAAAAGAACACAAATATGGCAGATTTATAATATCTGGTTCTAGAGGTTGTGTTAGAAATTGTACTTTCTGTGATGTTGCAAGTATCTGGCCAAAATTTAGATGGAAATCAGGTAAAAAAATTGCTGACGAAATACATAGTGTTGCCGAACATACTAAATCTGAAAAGATAGCATTTTCTGATTCATTGGTTAATGGTTCAATGAAACATTTTAGAGATATGGTTTACGAATTATCTATAAAAAAGAAAAAGGTAAAATGGGAAGGACAGTTTATTGTCAGAGCTGAAAAGACTTTTTCGCAAGAAGATTTTGATAATTTGGCAAACTCTGGTTGTAATGGTTTGGAAATGGGTATAGAATCAGGTAATGAAAGTGTTAGAAATCATATGAAAAAAAAGTTTACTAATGATGATATAAAATACTTTGTTACCAATTTAGGAGAAAGAAAAATTAAAATGAAGTTCTTACTGATTGTAGGATATCCTACGGAAACGGAAGAAATGTTTGAAGATACTATGCAACTATTAAGAGACTATGCAAAGTATTCACATTTAATTAGTGTGTCTCACCATGTTATGATGACTTTTGAAAATACACCTTTAGACTTTGAACATAGAGAATTGTTTGGTGGAGAATTTGGCTTTAAATGGAAAAATGAAAACTCTGATTTTGATATAAGATTTAAAAGATTTATAAAAGTTTATGAATTAGGAAATCAATTAGGTTATCAGTTTCAACAACATTGTATTGACAAAATAGAAAGATACAAATCTGATAAACTTAATGAAAATAGAAAGTCTATAGGAATTGATCACCCTAGAAAGAAAAAAATTAATTCTTTACATGTACAATCTTAAAAAGATTTATTAAAACCTAAAGTAAACTTTCTACCTTCTTGTGAGAAACCATGAGGTGCCTCGTAGTTTTCATCTAATAGATTTAATATACTAATACCAAAGTCTATACCATAGTAGTTATAACCTATATTTAAATCAAGTAAATGTGTTTCAGACATTGATATAGTTGACCAGTTTGAATTGTGTACATCTAAATGTTTACCTTTGTATTTGTAATTTGTTGTTAAACTAAAATTATTTTCAAAGTCATAATTATGCACAAATCCTAATGACCACTCTGGTCTTCTTAATGATACGATATCGTTTTTCTTACTATTTAAATGACTTGCAAAAACTTTAAAATCTTTTTGTTTAAAACTAAATTCAATACCATCTGTGGTTAAATCGCCAATGTCATTTTTAAATATAGTTGTTGCAAAGTTATTTTTAGTTAGTGTTAATTCTTGTGAGTCGCCATACTCAATAGCTGTGTATTGTGTTTCATCCTTATAACTTGTTGATGTACTACCACTTATACTTAAACCATCTTCTATCTCTTTAAAGAATCCTAGTTTATATGTTTCATGTTCTTCATCAAATCTATGATGATATGAAAATATATCATATGAGGCATTAAAGAAATATCCTAGGTTATGATGATTACCTGTATTCTCACTCCATACACTTTCGCCATATGACTCATTATGTTTGTAATCAAAACCAAACCCATAGTTTTTTGTTTGATGTGTTCCTCTTATTGTGAAGTTATCACTTTCATAGTGGGCGTCATCATAATCTCTATCATAGTCATGTGTGTGAAGTGTTAAACTATTATTTAAATAATCTATTCCTGTTTGAAAAGCATAAAATGTATTATCTGACCATTTGTCATTCTGTATTGCAACACTATGACCATCAATATCTGTAAAAGTATTTCTAGCAAACCAACTTGTTCTCCAATGTATAAGATCATACCATTTACTTACATTTACAGATATTGATTTATTATCTGTACCATCTAATTCATCTGCACCTGATAAAGCAGATACATTTTTTGATTCATGTTGACCTGCTGAAACTGATATATTAAAATCATTTAATCTAGTGTAATAATTACCATTAATAGTTTTGTCATTACCATTACCTGATACACTAAATTTTTTATTGTAATCTACATTTGTTCTAAAGTTAATTACACCACCAACTGCGTCTGCACCCCAATGAGCACCAGATGATCCTTTATATACATCTATCTGATATACGTTAAACATAAAATCTTGGCCGACATCAAATTGACCTGTAGGTGTTGAGTAATCGTTAATAGGTATTCCATTTAATAATACTAAAACATGATTAGAGTTTGTACCTCTTATAAAAACTGAACCTTGTTGTCCTCTAGGCCCAGATTGCGATACGCCTAGTCCTTGAATAAAATTTAATATTTTTGATAAGTCTATTAGATTATACTTTTCTATTTGCTTTTTTGTTATTGAAGATGTGGGTGTAATCTTATCACCCAATGCATTTGAATTGTTTAAAGTTTTAGAAATAACCGTACATGGTACATCATCTTTCCAATTGCAGGCATAGGCGTTTGTGTATAATAACAAAAAAAGTAATAATAATCTTATCATATAACTATAATATATAGTATAACATTTTTAGACAAAAAAGTCAATAGTGTCAATTTAATTCGGTTATAAATAACTATATTAACATATTAACTATAATGTAAAGGAAAATATTATGAGCATAACAATTAACGGTAAAGAGTACAACGAAGCAGACTTATCTTCTGATTTGAAAAACGCTATAGTGGCGAGACAGGAAATTTTAAACTCAAAAGCAAGACATCTTGTTGAGATCGAAAAGATTGATGTTTTAACTAATTATTACAATACTAAAATTGAAGGATTAGTAAAAGAAACAGTTCCTGATGAGATTGAAAAAGTTGCAGATAACGTTGTATCAGAAACTAAAAGTAAAAAATCTAAAAAGAAATCAAAATAATTAAATGGCAGCACGAGCTAACTTATTCATAGAACAAGGGTCAACTTTTATTTCAGATGTATCTGTTAAAGATATTGATGGTGGTCCATTTGATCTTACAGGTCATACTGCTTCTGCAAAAATGGCATTAGGGTATGCATCAACACGAACTAGGGTTACGATTAGTACGGAGGTTAATAGTGATCCTACAACAGGTATTATCATATTATCACTTTCAGCCGATCAAACAAAAGTATTAGATGCACCTGCTCGATATGTTTATGATATAGAAATATTAAAAACTTCAGATAGTACGGTAACACGTGTTATTGAAGGTATTATTTCAGTTAGTCCTAATGTAACGATTTAATATTATTTCTATAATAAAGTATTATTTTATTATAAATATATAATAAAGAGAGAGATTTGATCAAAGATGCCTAGGCAAAGAGTAACAGCTAGAATTAACCAAAGAAGTTCTGGTGCTCAAAGAGTATCAGTTACAGTTCCAAGTGCGATTGCGGCTACAAGTCTTGTAAATCTAAGTGATGTTGATACATCCTCTCTAAACGATGGAGCAATAATACAATATAATGCTTCATCAAGTAAATTTGAAACTAAAAATGAAATTATTACAGAAACTGGTGCACTCACGTTTAACTGTGGTTGTTTTTAATATAATTTTTTTATAGGGAGATATTAGTTGAATGGCAACAATAATTCAGATTAAACGTTCATCTGGAACTTCGGCTCCGTCAACGTTAAAACTTGGAGAAGTAGCATACACATATGGTGTAGGTACCCAAGGTAATAGGGGAGATAGATTTTTTATTGGTGAAGGTGGTGTTGATGGTAGTGGTAATGCCAATGAAATCTCAATTATAGGTGGTAAGTTTTTTACCGATAAATTAGATCACACAGACGGAACTCTTACAGCTAGTTCAGCAATATTAGTTGATTCAAACTCAGCAGTAGACGAATTTATAGTAGGTAATTCTACTACAACAGGTGGTACAATTAAGTTTAAAGAAGGAAGTGACAATGGTACAAACTATGTAGCATTAAAAGCTGCAAACAATCTTGCATCGGACGTTACATTTACTTTACCAAATACTGATGGTACTACAGGACAATTTTTAAAAACTAACGGTTCAGGTGTTTTAACATTTGATACCATTCCATCAGGTTCATTCACTTTAAGAGATGATAGTTCAACTGAAGATACTTTCACAACAGGTGGAACATTAACTTTTGCAGGTGGAACTGGATTAGCCTCAACTGTTACAAACGACACAGTAACTTTTGATATTGATAGTACAGTTGCTACAGTAACAGGTTCACAAACACTTACAAACAAAACTTTAACATCTCCAGTTATTTCTTCTATTTCAAATACTGGAACAATTACCTTACCTACATCTACAGACACATTAGTAGGTAGGGACACAACTGATACACTTACAAATAAAACAATAAGTGGTTCATTAAATACATTATCAAATATTGCAAACAGTTCATTAACGAATTCATCAATAACAATTGGTTCCGACACACTCTCTCTTGGCGATACTCAAACAGATTTAAATGGTATCACGTCAATTGATATTGATAATATCACTATTAACGGAAATGATATTTCAACTACAAACGCTAATGGTGATCTAACTCTATCTCCAAACGGTTCAGGTACAGTCACAGTACCAAGTGGTTATGAAGATAGAGTAGGATTTACAGACAACTCACTTGCTAACAAGGCATATGTTGATCAAGTCGCTCAAGGTTTAGATGTAAAAGACTCAGTAAGAGTTGCTACAACTAGTGACTTATCTGTTACTTACAGTAATGGTACAGCAGGTGTTGGTGCAACATTAACAGCAGGTTCAAACGGCGCTATTTCAATAGACAGTATTTCTTTATCTTTAAACGATAGAGTATTAGTTAAAGATCAATCAACAGCTGCTGAAAATGGAATATACTATGTTTCAACTGTTGGGGATGGATCTACTCCTTACGTATTAACAAGAGCAACTGATTCTGATCAACCAAGTCAATTAACAGGCGGTTCTTTTACTTTTGTTGAAGAAGGTACTGATAATGCTGATAATGGCTATGTGTTTACACATAACGGTGCACCTACTTTTGGCACTACAAGTTTAGATGTTGCTCAGTTTTCTGGTGCAGGTCAATTAACAGCAGGCGCTGCCTTAACAAAATCAGGCAATCAATTAGATGTTGCTGTAGACAATAGTTCAATAGAAATTTCAGGTGATGCTTTACAAATAAAAGCATCAGGTATTACAAATACTATGTTATCAGGTTCTATTGGAAACATAAAATTAGCTAATAGTTCTATATCGTTTACAGATGAATCATCAACATCAGGTTCAGTTTCACTTGGTGGTACACTTGAATTTCTTGCAGGAGAAGGTATCAATACATCAGCAAGCGGTTCAACCCTTACAATCGAAGCTGAAAATGCATCATCATCTAATAAAGGTGTTGCATCATTTAGTTCAGATAACTTTGATGTAGCTTCAGGTGTTGTTACAGTCACAGTTATAGACGGCGGCACATTTTAATTTTTTTATAAAAATTTATATAATTTTGAAGGTATATAAAGGCAATATAAGATTGTTTTTATATAAATAGTACAGTATAATATACAAAAACTAAAGTTAACTTAACAATCAAAAAGTAAAGAGGACAACAAATGTCAACAGTAATTAAACTAAAAAGGGGGAGTTCTACTCCTACCGCTAGTGACATAATTAATGGCGAGGTGGCGATAGATACATTAGCAAGAAAATTTTACGTCAATGATGCTGGAACAATTAAATCAATCGGTAATACTGGTTCATTTAATATTGTTGGAGATGATAGTACCGAAGAAAATGTAACATTAGGTGAAACACTTAATGTTATCGGTGGTACAGGTATTTCTACTTCAACTTCAGCAAATGCATTAACAATTGACGTTGATAACTCGGTTGTAACTACAGACGGCAGTCAAACTTTAACTAATAAAACCATTGGAGCAACAAGTGTTTCAGGTGATATAGTTCCGACTGCAAATGAAGTTTACGACTTAGGTTCATCATCAAACAGATTCAGAGACTTATACCTATCAGGTAACACGATACACATTGGTAACGTGTCAATGTCTTTTGGAAGTAATACATTAACAATCACAGATTCAGGTGGAGGTGCAGTAACATTAGATACTACAGCTGCTGGATCAATTTTAACAGCAGACGGTTCTGGTGATACAACAATTTCAAACGACTTAACAGTAACAGGAAACTTAACTGTAAGTGGTACAACAACTACCGTAGATTCAACAAACACAACGATTACAGATAATTTAATAGAATTAAACTCTGGCGTTGCATCAAACACAAACGATTCTGGTTTCTTAATTGAAAGAGGATCAACTGGAGATAATGCAATTTTCGCTTGGGATGAAAGTGCAGACTCATTTATCGTAGGTACTACAACTGCTACAAATACATCAACAGGTAATTTAACAATTACAGCTGCTGAATTGCAAGTTGCTACTCCTACACAAACAACAAGTGCTACAACTAAATCTTATGTTGATACTTGTATTGCAGCTATTTCGGGCTTTGAAGCAGATGCAAACTCTAACATGGTTGCTGGTGATGCTCAAACAGCTCCAAACGTAACTGGTGCAAACAACGTTGCTATTGGTGCTGATGCTTTAGAAGCTACTACTACTGGTGCAAATAACATCGCCATAGGTACTGATGCTTTAACAGCAAATACAACTGGCCAAAAAAACATTGCTATAGGTAGTAGTGCTTTAAAATCTAGGGCTGATGCAGAATCAGGAAATACTGCCATCGGTTTTGAAAGTATATGTTCACTAACTGTGGGTAGTACAAACCTTAGTTTGGGTAATAATACAATGAAGGATATGGTTACAGGAAATCAAAACATTGCTATAGGTGACGGTTCTCTGGGAAACTCTCCTGGTCATGAAGACATGAGCAAAAACATTGCAATTGGTCTGTCTACACTCGGCCGTTCTAACTTTACGGGTTCAAAAAATATTGCTCTTGGAGACATTGCAACTCAATGTGCAAGTAATCAAAATGTACAGATGGTTGTAACTGATTATAATGGTGGTGTTTTACGTGGAAATAGAAACGTTGCAGTTGGTTATCATTCTCTTAGTTATGTCATAGGTAGCTATAACATTGCTCTTGGGAATAAGGCGATGTACAGTTATTCATGTCCACATGGCGATTCTAACATTGCTATTGGTAAGAATGCAATGGCAAATAATTTTACTGGTAATCACCAAATTGCTATAGGTACAGACTCGCTTAGTTGTCTAACTACTGGTGCTTCGAATACCGCTGTAGGTTACTATACTTTAAAGAAAAACACAATAGGTTCTAAAAACACTTCAATTGGTTGCAAAGCATTATCATGTAATACAACAGGTAGCAACAACACAGCTGTCGGTGGTGAAGCTTTAGGCGCTAACATAGTGGGTGCAAATAATACTGCGTTAGGTTATAAAGCTTCTAGTTCAAACACTGGTTCTGAGAACGTTGCTATAGGTAGTCGAGCT